CTTAAAAATAGTGCAGCCAATAAAGTATATTTCATCGTTGCCATCCTTTGATAATATCAGCAGAGAAATTTGAACGACTGAATTCCATACGATTGATAACCTTAACAGCACCACCCTTTAGTCTATCAATAGCAACAAATCCCTCAACGCTAGTTGTTTTAAATCCACTTGCAGTTTTAAGAAACGTAGAAATATGACCAGCTTGATTCATCTTGTTGACAACCATTTCTTTGGCATCAGTAAGAATATTAACTAGATCAAAGATTGCTTGAACGTCACTTGGTTTATTTTCAGCAAAGTATTTTAATACTTCTTTACGCTTGGCTTCACCAGTAGCTTTACCCTTTTCGGTCTTTTGCTTTGGTTCTAATTTAGCGTGGATATAATCAAACAATCCTTTAACATGTTCTCGGGTATTTGAGAATCCTTCACCAGAACGAATCTTTGTATTGTTGTATGTTTTAATCTGAAGTAATAGTTCTTCGTTTTGACTAATAGAATTTAAAGCTGCTGGCGTAATACTATTTAACTTGGCTTGAGCTGACGTAATAATAGAATTTAGTTTCACTGTTTCATCGGCAGTAAAAGAAGCAGTGCCAGAATAATCTTTGTATGTGGCGTCATCCATCCAGATACTTGGTGAAGCAACTAAGTGCTCAACGATACCTTTACCAAAAGATGCTTTCATTGTTTCAAATGAAGTTCCAGTATAAGTCGTATGCCAAACAACACCAATCTTTGCTTTCTTGACTTTTGTGGCTAGATCGCTGTTTTCTGGAACAGCATAAACGATAGTGTTTGGATGGAAGGTAATGTATGATTCACCATCAATGACTTGTTTCTTTAAATCATTTTTGGTAAACATTAGATCGCCTTGGTAAACACCAGACTTGATACCAAGTTTCTTGAACTCGGTAAGAGCAACTTTAAATTTTGCGGCTAGATCGCCATCAGTATCAGCATCGATCTCTGCAGCAGTTTTATAAATCTTTGGTTCTTTATTGAAGACACCTTTTTTGGCGATAAAGAACTTACCATCTCTTGGATCGATACCAGCAAAGATAGCTGGTGCACCATCCCACTTTACCGTGGCTGAGATTTTTGTTTTGCTGTGACCTGCCAACATATCACGGAGGTCTTTGATAAAGTTGATGGCTTTTTGAGTGCCGACTGTACCTTCATTGAACACTAGATCTTCTAGATGTTCCATATGGGTATTCTTTTCTTCGACTATAAAACCCTTTAAACTTTTCAACTTCATACCTTTATTATACCCTATCTTGCAATTAAAGTCAAGCGATTTATGTATTCCCCTCAAATAGTGAGGGTTATTTCATAAAGAACTTGATGCCTGTATTATCAGAGTCTTTGGCGTTGGCTCCGTAAGCAAATTTAAACTCAGCTTTTGAAAATAACTTTTTCTTAAACTCTAGATTATCACCAGAGAAGTATAGATATACTTGTTCAGTTTTCATATGCTGACTAATCTTATTTAACACTTCTTGATATTGTGGTTGTTTATTCATATAATCAACTAACGCATAACCCATAGGTGCCATTACCAATGAATAATACTTTTTATATGTAGTTGGTGTCATTACAATATTAACAGAATCATCACTTGCGTTTTTACCAAGCACATTATAAAACTCTTCATATGTAGATTTAAATAATTTAATTCTTGCTTTATCAGTTTTACCTACTTTGGCAATCTGTTGAATATGCGCAGAAATATCTTGAATAGTAAAGTTGCCTTTAGCACCAATAGTTTTCTTTAATGTGGTATACGCTGGCAGATTAAGAGATTTCATGGCAGCTAAAATCTTAGTTGATGTATTATCGTTTTTGCCAGCCAATGCTTTTAGTACGTTAATTACAACAGCTTCTTCTTTATTTGGAGCTTTGTAAACTTTATCAATATTATCAACAATGGCACCAATGGATGGTGCAGCACCTTCTTCAAACTTTGCTGATATATCAGTACGAATAGTTTCTTTGCCAGATTTCTTCATAACAACAAAGTCTACCAATGCTTCATTACTAATATCTGAAAAGAATGCTTGTTGCCAAGTAGAAGCAAATGGTTGAGTCAAGTACCAACGCATAGAAAGAACTTCACCAAAGTCTTTACCAATAGCTTGTTTGTCTTGTGGCTTAACTCCAGCAAATGATTTCTTTGCTGGCGCAGTCATTGGAATAATATCTTTGGGGTTTTTGTTTGTGCTAACTGTTTTATATAATTCTGTTAGAACAACTTTAATGTCTGCTGCTAGGGTAGCGTTTTCTTTGATACCATTCAACACAGCTTTGTCTAGAGATTCTAGCGTTGTATATTTGCTAGTAGTGAGATTAAACTTTTCTGGTGCTAAATCTTTTGTTTTTAGCGTACCCTTTTCAGTATAGGTATTTACAATGTAAAAGGTTTCGCCCTTGGCAATAGTGCCGAGTACTTTGGTAAGAGTCATTAGCTTGGCTTTGTACTTACCAGAAATTGCTTTTTCTTCAGTGACACTAAGATCAGTAACTGTTGCAGTTATACCAACACTTTTTAAGAATGCGTCAAGTGTGCCTGAGAATGCAATCTCAACTGCTTTAATTTGAGCTTGATACCTTGAAGATTTTAAAGTTACCTTAACACCTTTGGTGGAAAGATAATCTACCATCTTTTTGGCGGATGCTGCTAGTTTTGAGTAATCTGTTGCCATAGTAATCCCATTAGACTACTATTTAGGCTTATTGACGTATCGTTGATACTTGTTGTCCCACTTAATAATCTGCTGCATTATCTTTGGAATTGCAGCGTTATTCTTGTAGTCGTAGTTGAATGTCTTTAGAAAGTAATGTAGAGTCTTTGAATCTGTATATTGTCCTGCTCGGTTCATTAGTGTTTCTACTTCTAATCTTGGACGGAACATTTTAAAGTCCAGATAAACACAATGAGCGTATGCTTGTATCTCATCAAACTCAGAAAGGTATTTACGCTCAGCGTCTTTCTTGGCTTGACCAACTTTCTTATGTGGTAGTACGTAATTGCTCCACTCATCACCACGACGATCGTACTGCATAAAGTGAATCAACTCGTGCATCAGAGTTTGAATAAAGCGATACTTAAATCTATCCCAAGATACTTTAGTGAAAGGGAATTTATCAAATTCTAGCGTGTAGATTTGTAGGGTACACTGACGTTCATCTGGGGAATATTCACCACCAATTGATGTGTAGGTTTTCCAGATCTTTGCCTTAGATGGTGCTTTTCTAAACTCTATTTTGGTACGCCACTTTTTAGTATAGTTGGCTAGACCTACGCTATCATTTTTATACTTGTCGAGATCTCGCCACACTTTTGATGGAATGAGTTTAGCTCTAAATGGCTGCTCATAGAAATTGAGCATTTCCATCCAATTGAAGTCTGCGGTTTCTAGGTAATTCATATCCCTAGAAAGTTCCATCCTTATCCTAATTGACCTTCTAAAAAGGTTAGAACTTTCCCCTGCTCCTCTAAGTTAGTATTCACAAACTCAGTAATATATGGCATCAACTCAAAATTAGACAATAGGTTATTATATTTAGTATTGCGACCCTTTAGGAATATCTCCGATTGGTCGGATCCACGATCCTTATACCTTTGCTCAAGCATTTCCTTGGGAACCTTTAGGAAAATCACTTGTAGATCAGTATCGGGCAATCCCATGGCAAACTCTAGGAAAGACTGGTTAAAGATTCGGTCGCCTTCAAATAAGATGTTTGAAGTAGTTTCCTTGACGAATTCCTGAGCCACTGGTTGAACAGCCATACTTAAACGATCTGTGCCAGCGAATGTTTCGCCATCTTCGTACTTACCTAGGATATACAAATCCAATTCTGCACAGTAGAGTGCAGGTAACATTTTCTTGGGCTCAACTCGCTCCCAAGTTTTACCTTCCATAAACTTACGGAATAAGGTAGTTTTACCTGTTCCTGGAGAACCACCAACTGCAATCAATTTTCTCATAAAAATTCCTCTAGTCCAATAAGTTGTCGCTGTTCATCATCAAACATCCACTCGAGATTATCAAGTTTACCTGTATTGATAAAATACTTAAACTTTTCTTTGTCTATACCACGTTTGTGATCTAGACGTAAATCAATAGTTTCTTCTCGGGATTGCCAAAGCACATCCCAATCAATTCCATACCATCCATCGCCTTCAACTTTGATAATCTCTTCAGCTTGACGATCTAGGTAATACCCAAGGTATCTTCCGTGGTGTTCTCTAAAGATTTTCTTATAAGAACACAGACACGTTTCCATAGTGAAATAATCTATTGACGATATGAGTTCTGGAAATCTTGCTTTCGTCTCTGCAAGAATCTCTTGGGCTTGTGACTCAAGATTTGCATACTCCATTGCAGTGAGTTTTCTATCCACACTGTCTTCTTGTCCGAGGGCATAAAGTAATCCATTACGATGAGAGCGAGAGCCATCATAATCGTCCAGCATGAGAGAAGTAGGATCGATCCGAACACCAGCGGTATGCTTAAGATGCTGAAGATAAAACCAAGTACTGTAACGACCAAACTTATGCAAGCTAGACTTAACGCTCTCCCACAAGTTATCAAAGTTTGCCTTCTCATTGTTTCCATATAATGACTCTATCTTTTCTCGTTGAGTTTGATTGCCAATATACTTTTGATAAGATTCGAACATGGTTGGCAAATGTCCCTTGTTCCACTTTGTGTCAGTTTGATAACGCAGTCGCTTGTAGTTGGTAGTATTCCACTGAGTCATACGATCAACAGTTGCCAGTTCATAGTCGGGAAACTCGTTCATCAATACCCAAGCAGTTGGAAGATAGTATGTATTACCGTATAGCCAGCACAACCAAAGTTTCTGCTCGTCATTATGCTCGTAACGATCGTTTATATAGTTAGTCGCCCATACTGCTGGGTCGCAGTCGTCATACTTCAACGACCACGCATACCAGCGTATGAATGCTTCTCTACGATTTTGTGATAGTCTATAGTCCATTAAGTGAGTAATTGAAGGTCGTTTATAATAGGACTATTGTGTGTAGGTACTTTATCATTTAAAGTAGCTTCATATACCTCGTTAAATAAAGAAGATTTTATTGCTTGTGGGTATATCTCAAGAAGATCTGTCAGTGAAAATTTATTTTTCAAAAAATTTATTCCTGAACAAACTAGCCATGTATTTTCTAATGTATAGCCACCTGATGGATATATTTGATCAACTGATGCTCTTCGGATGTTATCAGTTTCACCCCAAACTAACTCCACTCCACTAATAGCACATTTACCTTTTTGTAAATCCCACATTTTACTTAAGGCTACTGGAGATAAAGTATTGGCTACTTTCTTTTCTCTAGCATTACTTTGTGTCCCTTTATAAAGATGTCGCTTTATCCAACGCTCTTTAGTATCACCCCAAGTCTTATGATTTTCTTGATTTTTTTCAGATATGTACTCACGTCTTGATTCTTCTTGGTTCACCAAGTCAGAATTAAAATTAAATTCTATTAGTTCTTCAAGGTTTAAATTTCTCATAATAAATTCCTCAATTATCCAACCTTTATTATACCTTATTTTGCAATTAAAGTAAAGCTAAATTTGACTCAAAAATCGTCTATTTTGACCCCATTTTGGCTCTTTGCAAGGTCGTAGAGGGTCGTACAACCTCCCTTACCCTTTCGGTTGACCGCTTTATTGATGGTGGTGTCAGAAAGGTCGTAGTCGCCCTGTAGGAAGGTATCTCCCCCTATCCTAAAGATGGATAGCTGGCAACCACTCTTTTGGGAACCCCAGAATCGGAACCCTAGACGCTCGTAGAAGCCTACGGCAGACTTCTCTGAGGATACCCTAAAGTAAGTCGCTCCAGACGCTCTAGCACGCTTTAAAGAGTCCTCGCAGAGGATCCTGGCAGCTCCCTTTCCTCGGTGTTTTACAAAGGTATGCAAGAGTTGTAGGTTAGCCACGTGGGGTTTATTCTTGGATATGGTAGTTATAATGGCAGCTGTTAATTCGCTACCATCCCAAGCACCTATGCAATACTCCCATTGGTCTTGCATATCTGCTTTGGCAATAAATGTCTTTGCAAAGTTATCTCCCTTATCGGTAGATATACTATTTACAAAATCACATCTTGAACATTTACTCAACCTCAACAAGAGTTCTCACTTTCTCACCACGATCTTCTGGGTGCTTTGTCTTTTCCCATCCAATGAATTGAGCAAGATCCCACTGCATCGGTGGAAACTTATAACCATTGGTATTGATCAGATCGTCAACACTTGGTCCATCATTTAGCGCAGCATCAAGGAAGTCTTCAACGAAACGGAAGCAAGATTCCAATTCTACTTTATCCAGTGTACCACGGAATAAACGAAACTCCACAGTATCAATGTGTTTGAGTGCGTACATATTAATGGCATATCGGAATGGGCGACCCATTGAAACACCATCTTTACCTGCAGCGTGCATCTTAATGAAAGAGTTGAAGTCAGTGGCTAGATTGATAATATTATCGCTCATATAATCTGGCATTGTACGACCACCATCAAACTTTAGATACATCTTGGCACCTTTGGCACCTTTCATTTGATTGTGGTCATAGAAACCATAAACACGATCAACTGTTGTTGCTTGGTTTTCTTTGATGTATTTGGTCAATCGTTTTAGTGCATCGATATCATCACGCAATCCAGGAATGCGACAGTGTATGTGTGTATGTGCAGTAACACCTACTGTTGGTGGATGACCAGCATCTTCAAACAGTTTCTGTAGTTCAAAGTATCGTTCTACTTGACCAGCCCAAGTACGAGTTGGCTTGGTATTAATCTCTCCACCAAATGGCGGATCTTCACCCAACGGATCTGCACATACGTTCTTGTATGGATCTCGTAGGTTAATAATATCTCGCTCGGAGTATTCCCAAGTACCAAGATGTTCTGGAATTGAAAAAGAGCGAGGAACATCACCCCACTCTATTTCCATACCGTATGTAAATTTTTCTTTTGGATAATTCATCAGTCACCTATTAGTTGGTAATCAACAGCATCAATATTAACCTTTTCAACAATCATAGTTAGGTCACTATCAAATGTAGTGTAATGATTTGATAAAAGGTTAATAGGAAACCCTTCCACTTCTGCACGTTTAATAATATCAGCAGTAGAAGTAATTATACACCCATTTGAAATACTAGTCAAGTATAATGGACGTTTGCCATTACGATAAGCAAGTAGTTTCTTGTCACTGGTTAATTCACAAACACCCATAGACATATCAGGAAACTCTTCAAGTGGCGAATCAGAGTGTAAGACTAACTCACTATCATTCTTGGTCGTGCACTCATAATTATATAATTCTTTCCAGCGTTCTGGTAGTTCTTGAGTGATAACTCCATTGTGAACTATTGAGTGTTTATCATTACCAATTGGCTGATTAAACTCAAGATCGCTAGTGCTGTAACGACAGTGACCAATAAGGTAGAGATTCCCATCTTCATTAACATACTCTGCAAAATTAAAAGGAAACTCATTGGCAGGAACAGGGTGCTTCTCAGTAACAACTCGGTCATTCTTGACATAGGATATTCCAGTGGCGTGCATACCTCGAATCTTGGACTCTAGGAATACACGATGCAACATAGTAAAATCCTGCAGAGTTGGTTTCTGCAGGATGGCTCCAATGACTGCGCACATTAAAAGAAACTTTCTAGTGAGTTAGCCTTTTGTGATTCTGGGTGATACTTCACCAGTTGGTCTTCACCAAGTTTATGACGTAGGTAATCGTACCACTCGTCAGACTCCCACATACCTGGAGATACACCATTCCACAATGCTCTGTGTTCAGGATGTTCTTTATTCTTGCGACGATCTTCAACGAATTGATATCTGGTATCTTCGTATTCTTTGGAACCTAGCTCAAGCATCTTTTCACGGAAGTAGCAAACCAAGCTAATGCGTTCTGAGATTTCATCGTGCACTTTAATTTCAGTATTGCCGTGCATAACTTCGTGATTGTTAATCAACAACAAATCTCCTGGACGTACATTAACTGCCACACGATACTCAGGTGCAACCAGATAACAACCAGAATAGTTACCAGTATTTGACAAGGTTAGTAGATTAGACAAACCTGTGGTTAAATCACCAGCATCATAATGGCAAGCAGTACGGAAAGTTTTGTTTACGGTAATTGTGGTAAATGGTGTACCTGGAACCAAATAGTTTGGATCTAGTTTATTGGCTGCAGCCATTTGATTGCCGTATCTCCAAGGTAACAATTCTTTGAAACCTTGCGATAGAGTTTGTAAGAAAGGAAACGCCATCTTAAACTTGTCAAAATTATCACGAGTATAACTTGTGGCACGACCATACGGAATGCGTGGATAACGATCGAACCAACCAGCAATGCCAGAGTGAACTGAGTTTGCGTAAGTTGTGGCACAGATAAGATCTTCAGCTACACGTTCTGCTTCTTGTTTGGCAGCATCAGGTGTCATCTTACGAATAGTATCAACCCAAGTGTCAAATACAAAGTTCTCTTTCTTGACACCATCTACTGACCAAACACGTGCACGATTAGAAGCACTGGCAGTAATGTTCTTATGTTTGTTACGAACAACCTCAACAGGATCGTCACCAAACAAGTTTTCAGTTGGCTTTAGGAATACGTCAAGCATATCGTATTCGTAATCTGTTACCCACTGGCGATTACCCAATGAACCTTGACGTGGACCAGCAGCAATACCACGATTCTGAGATTCAACCGCAGCTTCTCTCAAACCAACGTATGCTTGCTCTTGTTGTTCTTTTGTAAAGTAGTTCTTGCGAAACTTCAGAACAATACGTTCTTCGGTATATGTCAGTTCAGGATGTCCTGGAACTTCAGGCATATAAACGTCCATATCTTCTTCAATTAAAAGATCGTAATCTGCTTCAGTTGGAAATTGTCCCAACATATGTTTGGCATCATACTTGTTTTCTGCTACAACAATTTTTACCATTTCGGCTCCTTAAAACTTAAACCCACTAAAGTTATCTTCATTATGTATACGTTTACCAAATTCACTTTTATCGAACATAGGCTTATCATCTTTAGTACCTGCATCAGATAATCCGCTTTGTGCAGAGATCTCAACGTCATACAGTTTCATTTTACTACGATCAATACCAATAACAAATCGTTTATAAAAACCTGGATCATTGTAACGATTCTTTAACTGCTTTACAATAATCTGATTCAACTGCTCAAGTTCTTCATTACTCACTAGAGCAAACATCAAGTCAGCTGTGGCTGGCAAACCAAACGACTCTGACGTATCTTCAAGTCCTGGATCTGAATTAGTAAATCCAGAACGAGTAGTTTGAGTTGCACTAAGAATGGGTACATTATACTCAACGGCAAGACCACGTAACTCTTCAGCAATACTCTTTACATATGTATAAGAGTTTACATTTGCACCTTGCTTCATTCTAGAAGATGCGCAAATATTAAGATAGTCAATCATAATAATATCTGGGGCAAACTCACGCTTTAATTTAAGTTCTTCAAGCAAGCCACGGAAGTGACCAGCGTGAGCACTTGCAGTTGGATATTCTTTTACAATCAACGTACCTTTGGTTTTATTGGCAATCTTTGCTAGACGTGAGTCAAAGATATCTTTGTCAACTACCTTTAACTCATCCATAGTAAGGTTCAACAAGTTTGCGTCAATACGTTCAGCGATACGTTCTTCAGCCATTTCCATAGTAATGTATAGAACATTCTTACCTTGCATAAGAACACCAGCAGCAACGTGACACATAAACAACGACTTACCAACACCAGTACCAGCCAACGCAATGTTTAGAGTTTTCTTTGACAAACCACCTTTGGTAATCTTGTTAAACATCTCTAGGTCAAAGGCAACCTTTTCTTCAACCCTATGATAAAAGTCAAATCGAGATTGCGCATCTTGTAGGTAATCATGACCAACGTGATTATCAAAACACACACCAAGTGCTTCAGAAAGAATTGTTGGGATGGCATCTTGAGTATGTACCTTATCTCTACCTTCAATAATCTTAATTGAATCCAGAATGGCATTATACACAGCACGATCTTTACAAAACTTCTCACTATTTTCAATCAACCAATCTTGATTGGTAGCAGCATCAGCTTGTAAAGTCTTGGCGTATTCCTGCATCTCAGGAATCTCTTTATCCGTGAATCCGTTAAGATTAGACAATTCAATCTGAACAACTTCAGGACTTGCTGGCTTATTGTATTGCTCAAAGAAATTAAGCAGAATCATAACGATTGCTGCTTCTTTTCTATCGGAGAAATACTCTTTCTTTAAATGAGGAACTACCTTACGGCAATATTCTTCATTGTGAATCAGGTTCGATAGGATCGCCTGTTCTATTCTCATCAATACCACCTGCGTATGTTAAATTGTTATTTTCAATACCTTCGTGAATAAGTTCTTGTAATATATCACCAATGTATTTTTCAAATGGTTGTTTATTAGTAATTACCTTATCCGCATAATCTAAAATCTCGTAATCAAACTTCAGCTTGATGTACCCAGTTGCGTCATCTTCATCAAAGGAAACTCTACCATAAGTATAAATTATACCCTCAAATGGATTTTCGGTCAACTTTATCGCATCAAACCCTTGCTTGTTTTCAACGACAACGTAAGGTTTATTCTTCATCATCAATTAATGCAAGTTCTGCATCGATGTCTTCATCTTTTAAGATATCAGTAGATGCAACGGTATACTTACCTTTGACAAAGTCAATAAAAGATTTCTGCTTTAGAACTGGCATCCAAAACTCTTTAGTATCAGTTTCTTTGATGCGATACTTTTTATCATCCATCTCACCAGTTTCTTTATCTACCTTTTGATACCAACCATTGCTAGGTTTGATGACATGTCCAGATTCAAGAGCAACATCGAGTAAGCCAGACCAACGGCTAATACCACCATCGAAAGATACGCTAACAGGGATCTTAGATTTTTCTCGCACATATCTTGACTTCTCTACGTTAATAATAAAATTGTAACCAACAATCTCAGTTCCTTCTTTTTCTTGCTGACGACCAAGAATAAAAATATTGTCAGCAGAGTAGTAAGAACCAGTACCACCACCAACGATTGCTTTTGGATATAAACCAATTTCCATATAAGTATGGTTCACAACCACACAAGGAATGTCTTTAAGGTTTAGATGGGGAGTAACCATACGCCACAACGACTTCATTTGTTTTGCACGAGTCATATCACCAACAGACTTTTGATCAAGTGCATCATCAACTTCTTTCTTCGAAGCTAGATTACCAATAGAATCTACAACGATAATTACGTGATCACCACGTTCAATACCACCAAGCTGATTCATAATGTCAAACTTCAATTGCTCAACGTCAGTGATTGGAGTATGAATAACACGCTCAGTATCAATACCAAATGAATCAAAGTAAGACTGAGGAGTACCAAACTCTGAATCATAAAATAGCAAGACAGCATCTTCATACTTTTCCATATATGCTTTTGCCATTAACAAAGAGAATGCTGTCTTAAAGTGTTTACTTGGACCAGCCCACATTGTCAGTCCAGGAGTTAGACCACCATCAAGACGACCAGAAAGAGCCACATTGATCATTGGGACTGAAGTAGGAATCATATCTTTCTTTTGAAAGAACTTTGATTGTGATAGAATAGCAGATTCTTTAATCGTACTGTTCTTTTTAATTTTATCTAGAATGCTCATTTTAGCCTTTCGTTGAGTTTCAATAATTATTATACGTGATATATGTATATAAGTAAAGTTTTATTTCTTGTGAGGTACATCAAACACAAATGTTATGCGAACGCAATCTCCAATATTTTGTGTCCCGTGAGGTAGTTTATTGTTGAACCAAAGTAGAGTTCCAGGTTCAACTGTAACAGATTCACCACCAACTGTGTATATGTATGTGCCTTGAATTGCAAGATGGTATCTATCTCTGGTCTGATAGTAACTACCCATATCAATATGCTGACCAACAATACCACCTATCGGTAATGATAAAAATCCACATCTGTCAAATTTCTTAAAATTGCGTTTTAAGAATCTAACGACTTCTGTGTGTCTGTCATATGCTGGCGTTGGTCTGGATATTTCACTGTCTCCAACAAATTCTTCTTTGCTGGAAACCACACCCATAACTAATTGCAAAGCACCAACATCCATTTGCAAAAACTTTAAAGCATCATAATCTGTGACTAAGTCTTTAACACCTTCAATGTTTTTCTGAGAACCCCAATCCTGTGGATTCTCTTGCAATTGTTTCATAATCTTTGAAACATTGATTCCTGTTTTGATGATACGAATATTATCCAAAGAAGTCTTCCAATGATGATTGATGTTCAACTTTCCAACCAAGTGGTTCAATTACAGTTTGCATTGCGTCAAGGAAAGTCTTTTTAAATTGAAGTTCATAATCAATAAACTCTTCAAGTCCAAACTCTTTAGGAATAGATTGCGGGAATGCAATGACATCCTCATTAAATGGATTTGGTTTCTTGACGTAGATAAACCTAATCTTGTCACCTTCTTTAATTAGCTGGTACTTTCTATCTAGTCCAAACTTTTTAACGTAGTGATTATACAGCAAAGAACCACGCACGTGAATCGGTGTGCCCTTTGAATAGATCGGAGAACCAGAATACTGACGCAAACCATTAACACCACGAGGGAATGCAATGGCTTCAACTGGCATTTGGTTAAACTCAGCACGGAATGTTTCAATGTATGCGTGCAAGTCAGCTTCATTACCTTTAAGAATTACATCAATAGATTCTCGTAGCTTATCACGAATTGCTGCAGGAGTACTTGACTTAACCATCTCAAGACCCATTACCTTTAGCTTGGGCTTTGCGTATTGAACACCCTCAGAGTTATGCACGTTAAGGATATATCGTTTCTTGGCAGTCCAGATACCTTTGTCAGCCAGAACCTCACGCTTCATAATCATCTTTTGACTATGTGCATTCATATACTCGGCTAGTTCTTGATAACCTTGATCAATGAATGGTTGGAAAACATCTTCACAGATCTTGTCCATAAACTTTATCTTTGCCGCAGTATCTTTACCTTCGCAGACTTTCTCGACCAAGTGCTCAAGTGTAAGATAGATTGAGTCAGTGTCAATTGCAATAACAAAGTCTTTACCTTCAGTCTTGAGAGTTTTATTCAAGAATGCATTCAACTTGTTCGCCATCCAACGAATTGATAGTTGACCACTGGTAGTAATACCCTCAGCCATACGAATATCAAAGTATCGGAAGTACTGATTACCCATGGCACCATAAGCAGAGTTTAGGGCAATCTTCATAGCCATCTGCAGATTATTCAAACGAGAAATATCTTTTAACAAGTGTTTTTGCGTTTTGTCGTTTTGATATTCTTGTTCAATCTTCAACATCTGCTTTTTAAACTTTGAACGATCCGCATACATCTTTTCCATCAACTCAGGCATAAACCCTTTGATGTCTCTGCGATAAGTCCAACCATTGGCAGTTAGAGCCAGATCTCTACGTTTGGCGTATGATGTATCAACTTCTTTGTTGAGCAATTTATCAACAGTTACGCTGATCTTTTCTGATGTAAGAGTTTCTGGCGAGATATTATACTGCATAATCAAATGCGGGTATAGTGAGTTCAAGTCAAAGGAAGCTACCCATTTGTGAGCACCAACCAAAACATCTTTTACATACGCACCCTCAAACTGTTCATTTTTACTTGAACCAGTCTTTGTTGGAATCGCAATTTTTCTCTTACGCAAGTGATTGTAGATAATGGCATCCCACATACGCACTTGAGAAAATACATCTTCATAGTTAATCTTTGCGTTGTATGCCATAGTTAGGCATAACTCAATCAATCGCATCTTGTCTTCAAGTTTATCAACCAACTCTACGTCGTGAATATTATACTCAACAAATTCTTGCCAGTGATTGGTATAAAAGTCTTTGAAGGTATCACCTGGATTTTCTTTCTTGGCATCACCAAGTTCTTCACCTGCAATATAATCTAGACGATACGATTCTTGCTTTTGATACGTAAACTTTTTATACAAGTCAAGATAGTCTAGCTGAGATACACCATGGATATCGTATGTGATTTCTTCGTTACCTTTAACAAAGATCTTACGCTCATTGATATAACCCCATGGTGAAAACTTATTGGCGATCGTTTCGCCAAGTTCACGAGAAACACGCTTGATCAAATACGGCACGTCAAAGAAGTTAATATTCCAACCAGTCAAAACATCTGGATAGTTTTGCTGCCACCAAATCATAAACTCTTTGAGTAAGTGAAGTTCATCTTTACAGTGAATGTAGATTACGTCATCGCGACCATGAACGAATGCACGTGATCCAAACGTAATAATACGCTTGGACTGCAGATCTTTGATGGTAATTAATAGGATCTCTTCATTGGCAGATTTAATATCTGGGAATCCATTTTCTGTTGCCGTCTCAATGTCGATGGTAAACACTTTGATCTGTTCCATGTCCCAACGAATATCACTTTCATAAGTGTCGCTAAGATATTGACAAACGTAGTTGGTGTTACCATAGATGTCAAAGCCACTGACATCTTCATAGTTCTTAACAAACTCTCGTGTTTCTTTTACTGTTCCAGGTTTGATTTCTTCAACAGCTTGTCCTGTGAGAGTACTCCATTCAGTGTTTGGAGTTTTTGCGTTTACATACAGAGTTGGATAAAAGTCAATCTTGCGTTGAAAGGGTTTACCATTCTCGTACCCACGGACACACATTTTGTTGCCGAATGGGAATACGTGCGAATAAAAAATCATTATTGTTTTCCATACATTAATTGCATTGCGTCAAGGGCACAGTCGTGTACGGGATGATGCTTAATAACTTCGTGTCTAGAAAATAGTGGGTGCACTACTTCAACGTATCCATTAGTAGTTCCGTATAGGATATCGACTGCTGTTCTAACATCCCTCCATACATTATACCCTGTAAGTTCTTCTAAGTCAAATTTAACTGCCAGAGAATCTATTGCCATTTGATCAAGAGAACCACGTGCCCACATTGTTTGTTTTTTTGCATTTGGAAACTTAGCCATATAGTCATAGAACTTTTGCATTCCATTTTCCACAGTCATGTCTTCACGAGATGGATCTAGAGATACTTTGCGAACGTACTCATGCTGAGATTTCCACCACTCCAGAGTAGACTTTGATGCACTTCGACCAACACTCATCTGTTCTTTGACATCAAACTTTACAAAGCAAGCATTATCTAGCAAGTCTTGATATGTTGGTCGCAACTCTGGATCAAAGTGCACCATAGCTGCAGAAAGAACAACACAAGTTGATTCTACTCCAAGAGTTTCTACGTCAAATACAAACATTACCAATCCCTCTTATAACCAATTGGGGTTACCAATTTCATTTTCTGTTCTTCAGTCCAACCTTGCAGGTATCCATTGTCTGCATCACACATTGGAATAATTTCTTCCTTGGCAATCTCACGAGTGCTAAGAATATTTTCTCCAAGATACAATTGAGAAAACTCTACCATCTCTTCAGAAGTAACTGTGTCTGCTGCCCACTGTTCAGCAGTACAAGGATACTCACCATCGTTATGTGTATCTGGAACTTCAATAACATAACGCATACGATATTGAAGAATAGTTTCTACCAATACAAACTTACTCATATTCAATCTCCGTGAAAATAGTTTCTTCTGGTAGTATCTCAATAGTGATACCATTTTCTTTTGCGATGTCAATCATATTAGACAGCACACTCATACCGTAAAAGTTTGTGCCATAACAATCTGCGTGACATTCATAGACAGAACCAGAAGAACCTTCAAAGGAATAAACATATCCTTCATAGGTAACTTTGGTAATGCCACTGTTTAGCTTCCAAGAATCTGATCCAGCGTATCCACCATACCAACAAGCAAAGACTTTATGGATGGGTGGATTCCCATTACCAGTAATCTTTACTACTACCCATTTATCTGGTGTATAATTACTCATTATTTTTCCTTGCTTGATATTGAGCTTCGTGTTCATCACACAATGTGCGGATCCAACCACCACCTCGTTGCTTACCTACGTTACCGCAAGTCTCACAAGTACGACCTGCCCAGATTTCAGCCATAGTTTCCATACCAGAGATGCGTTCATCACCACCATCGTAATAGAATCGTAGCCCACCAAACTTCTCTTTGATCTGCTGAATCTCAATCCAATTAACCTTTGGAGTAATAGCGATGTCATTCTCCATGGCTTCTTCGGCTCGTTCAATATCCCAGTCAGATGGTTCTCTACCTCTCTTACCAACCATAAACTGGATCAGTGCTTCCATACCTTTATCTTTGGCACGTTGTTTGCGCAAGTCATTGGCACGCATATTGCGTCGCCATTTGGTGTAGTGATCAATCTGTCCAACCAATGATTCGATAATAGGATACCAACCTTCACCAATGGCAAACCCACCATATCGTTTATCTTCACCAAAGTAACGAGGGTATTTTTCTGCCATTTTCTTGGCAAAGTTATCGTGTGCGTCAAGTTCATTCATAATTAACCCCAAGTCCTATGTTTTTCTGCGATATGTTCTTTTCCGTCATATTCTTCGATTGTATATTCAACACCATCTGGAATTTCTACAACTGACAGTTCAGCATGAGCACCACAAGCTGCAGCACCAAGTTCTTCAACTGCTTGGACCAAAGCTGGGTCATCACGTGCAATATCTCTTTCGTAGATAGTTTGCTCAGAATATGCTTTGTTGTATACTCGACGTTCTTCAATCGGCATATTGTAGAAGTCTTTACCTTCTTTAGATTCAATACGATCTTCTGGCTTGACTGTCCAGTATGTCCAGAACTGCCAGTAGTCCTTACCTTGTTCTGGGTATACAGTGATACCTTTGATTTCAAAGTAACGCATTACTGCTTGGTGACTCAAACTAAAACCACCATAACATTTATTGATTACTACTTTCACGTTATTCTCCAATAGTGATTTTAAACATACCGTAAATAATTTTCTCACGCATCATATCAGGAATATTCGTATAAGGTTGTTCCAGAATAAATGGGCAACCATTTCCACCCCATGACCAAGACTGAAAAAATTTCTTGGCAATACTCATATCTTCTTTAGATTTAACACTGAAGATTCGTTTCTGTTTGACATTTAGAGCTAAAATCATTTTATAACCTCACTAGAATCTGCAACATTTTTATCATCACGAATCTCAATAAAGATTGGTAGGAACAAACTTTCCTCACCAGATTTATTTCGTATTCTCATATTATACTTTACTGCCACAATTTTGTCAACTAATTCTTGACCATAGTTCTTGCGATGCTCATCTTTAAAGCCAGAACCAACACTTACCTTTACAACACCATCTGCAGACTCACAAAGAATTGCACCAAGCATTCCTGCATACTTACCAGTACCTTCTTCGATTGCAACAATCTTAAGATCGCATTCCAGTTCACCCTTCATCTTGATCTGATGCTTTGCACGTTTATCTTCCCAAACACCAGAACCATCTTTAAGAATAATACCTTCAAGACCAAGTCCAAGATATTCTTCGAACTTTGCGTTGGCATCTTCCATGGTTTCAACAGTATCACTTGTAACCAACCAGATACGTTTACCACGAACCTTTACATTTTCAACCATCTTACGCAGATCATTGAATCGTCTACTGTACGGAGTTGCACAATATGCATCACAAAATAATGCGTATGGAATAACATCCCAGACAGTTGCGTGCACTTGTGATGCTTCTTTCTCTGAGATAGTACCTTTGTTTGCTTTGTTTAAGATCCCATTACCAGTTTGACGATCTGCGAACTGAGAGTCTCCATCGAACATAACCATGAGCTCACCATCAAACACGTACTCATCGCCAGCAGCCATTGCCAAAAATTGGTCATCAAGATTTCCTAACAGGTTAATTTCTTTGCCATTACGACTACGATATTCAACTGCTCCATTCCTAACGATTGCATTGAATCGCATGCCATCCATCTTTAGCTGAGCATATGCTGGGAATTTAATTTTATCAACCAGCTTCTGCTCGAATTGTGAGCAAAGCATGACAGGATATTCTTTAATCAATCCTGGCCAAACTGCATTGGCACTTGACACTTGAACGCCACAATCAAGACTCTTATCAATGATACGCTCAATCACTTTAGCATCATCAGGAGATAGTCCTGATAGAATAGCACGCAGATGAGCAATGGCAGCATTACCAGTTACTTGTCTATTTGACAGATAAGAAAGATTCTGTATAGCCATCTCTAGACATGTTTGATGCTCAGACTCTTCGCCTACGAATTCATACTCAGGAATCTTTCTCTGATAGAATTGAGTGAATGGGTCGAGAGCCAAGCGAACTACCTCACGTAACATTTCGTTATCGCTATGTGCAGTTAGTTGCTCGATTTTGAAATTCCGTGAAGGGTTTGCCGCAAGACTCTCGAAAAACTTATGTATATTCATTTAAGCTACCTGTTTAATATTTGACCACTTAGCAAGTTTAGCCATTTTAGCATTCTTGGCACGATAGACAGTCATCTCGTCAACCATTTCGCTTGCAATTAGCAACTCAATCATACAAAGTAAGTCACCCAGTTCTTCTTCAAGATGCTCTCTATTTGTTACACCATTGTGTTCGTCATCCATGCCGAACCTAAACACTTTACTTATTGCTTGTGTAACTTCAGCACATTCTTCTTGAGTGATCAAAAGAATTTCTTGATCTGACTCATTTTTAATTTTATTACTCACAAATTTATTCATTCTATATCCTTAATATTCTTTTGTATTACATCAAACTTGCGATATCGTGTATCAATACGAATCGGCTTTTTAAACATTGTAAATTCTTTGGGGTTGTGAAACTTAAAGTAACCATAGATCTTACTTTTAGTATCTGACATTAAGTAAGTATGGTTTGGTTGTCCAACTTCACAATCCCAGACAGTCACCTCTTTCGCCAGAATCATGCTGCCACCTTTGGCTCATAGTAACGTGCTTCGTTGAATTCCTCACCCCAGTTATCCAACTTCCACTTGTCACGCTCTTTGGCGAGGAAGTAAGCCATCTTCTGCATCTCAGGATCAGTTTCGTGGATGATCCAACCATCTTCACGGAGTTGCTCACGACTTTCAAAAGTTTCCTGCATTTTGTCGTGGTAATTGTTCAGGAGATCTAACTGACGAATAAGTTCTTCGCGATCGTTGAAGTCTACGAAACGAGGACGACTGCCGTGCGTGTCTTTGTAGTAATCAGAAAACAACCCACCCAATTCATCAGTACTCATT